TGATTGCAGTCGCAATTTGCGACCACAGTATTATACATTATTAAGTAAAAATTACCTTTATTATATGTTTTACCTTACACATAGGGACAATTTGTCCCCTAGTCTTATTTAGAATCATTATAAATTACTCTTTTTTATTGCAGATATAAAACTTTTTATTATCTTTGGCGTATAGTTATTAACAATAAAAACTTTTACACATGGACAAAGAACAAATTTTAAAGATTATTTTTACTGAGGAGGCATCACTGTATGATCAGGCTGTAGAGCTGAGAGATGCTTTTGGCAATGAAGATCCTGCTACTAAACGAGCTTACTCTCAATGGGTAGTTATTTCTAACCTAATAGATAGAATCAATGAAGAGACTAATTAAATACCTTACTCCTGTAGGAGAAGATGAGAAAGGATTTGTTATGGCTTTTGTCATAGTAATCTCTATAATTTTATCAATCGTATTTTTATTTCCACTTTTATCTTTTATATCATGAAATTTATAAACCTATTCAAAAGAGACAATACTTATTTTTCTAATTGGACTACTGACTATGATAGTGATGTATATATAGCAGGTACTATTGAGCCATTTACCTATGATGCTACAGAGACTGATGATGGAGATATGTCCCTGTTTATTCTAAGTGATGCAAATCTTAACCTACTTAAATCTAAGCTATGACATTCAACGCAATTATAAAGTTTTGGACTAGCAGGAGAACAGCAGAAGAGATAAGAGGTGGATTTAATCTGCCTCTTTACCTCAGGTATTTACAAGTCATAAACAATAAATCCAATGACTGAGTTCACACAGCTAGCTATTGAGGTACAGGATGCCATAGCTAATGGTGATTACACTCACCAAAAATACCTACAATTTAGAGAGTGGTACTTTCAGAATTATGAGGGCAGTAAGAGAAATGCTGCTAGAGATTTTAGAATGTTTGATTTAATGTATGGCTTAGATGTGCCGATTAAAAATGATACTAATGAAGATATATAAAGTAGTGTATAAGACCTTTGACTATTGGAATGGTCCTGTAAAGTTAGTGACTAGAATTATAGAGGCTTATGATGCTGATCATGTTAAGCAGCTCATTCAGAAAAATGATGACTTAATTCTATTAATTGAAGAGGTATGAATGACATCATAAGAGAAAGGTATCCATTTGAGCCTACTAAGAAAATAGCAGATGACTTAGGATTATCAGAGTCATCAGTATACAATAGAGCTTTTGCTATGGGTATTAAGAAAGATCCTGTTTACTTAAGGTCTACACAATTCCCTCCAGGATATCTAGGTGGTAAAGCTACTCAATTTCAGAAAGGCACTGTACCTCCTAACAAAGGAAAAAAAATGTCCAAAGATTTGTATGAGAAAGTAGCTAAGACTATGTTTAAAAAAGGCTCTAAGCCTATGAATACTCAGCCTATAGGTACTATCCATCAGAGAAAAGATACAGGAGGAAAGATGTACCTGTATATTAAGCTAGCAGATTCACATTGGGAACAGCTGAACAGGTATACTTGGCAGCAGCACAATGGACCAATTCCTAAGGGGATGGTAGTAGTGTATAAGGATGGTAATTATCTGAATAATGATATTGATAATCTGCTAATGATAACTAAAAAAGAGAATATGGCTAGAAATACTATCCATAGATTGCCTGAAGAGCTTCAGCAGGTAATGAGATTAAAATGTAAACTAATAAAAAAAATAAATAACAATGGCACAAAACAAACTAAGTGATTTAAGAGATCACATCTTCATGGCTCTCGAGAGATTGAGTGATGAAACATTGACAACAGACCAGGTGAATGTAGAGGTGGATAAAGCTAAGGCAATATCTCAGCTTGCAGGTACACTAATCCAATCTGCTAAAGTAGAGATTGATTTCATTAATGCTACAGGAGTATTAGAATCTCAGTCTGATCTATTTAAGTCAGTAACACAAAATAAATTGTTATGAAAAAGACAGCAGTAGAATGGTTAATGGATGAATACATTAACGGATTAACAATAAATTTACAAATAATGAAAAAAGCAAAAGAAATGGAAAAGGAACAGATTAAAAATGCTTGGTTAAATTCATTAACTAAAGGTGATTACAATTCAGCAGATGAATACTATAATCAAACCTTTAAATCAGAATAGAATGAAAACAGCAGTAGAATGGTTATTTGAGCAATATGTAAACAAAAGTATTATTACTATTGAAGACATTGAACAAGCCAAAGAAATGGAAAAGCAACAGATGAAGCTTGCTTGTATTAGAACTGAATATGAAGATAAAGCTTGGCAAAATTTAATGGAAAAGCAATTTGAACAATACTACAATGAAACCTTTAAATCAGAAGAACAATATAAAAAGTAATATAGTCAGGTGGCGGAATTGGTAGACGCATGAATAAAGGTTAATAGTAAAGATAACGTGAGTAACCTTGAAAGACCCATAAGTATAGCTCATAAGTTATCATACAGGTTCAAGTCCTGTCCTGACTATTTTTTAAACAACAGAAGGACACTGATGTCCCTCTGTAAAACAACAAACAAAACTTGAACAATGAAAGAAGAAATAGATTTTTTAAAAGAACAAATCACAAAGTATCAGCTAGATACTAATAGCAGAAATAGATCCTATGTCTATAAGAGATACTATGTAATGTACAGGCTGAACAAATGTAAGGTATCACTTACTCAAATAGGTAAGATGCTAAATAGACATCATGCTACTGTTATTCATGGTATCAGAATGCATAGGAGATGGACCAGGATGCAGGATAAAGTATATCTTCATGAGATAGAGCCATTAGTTCAATCTGCTCTTAATAATGATTATGAGGATAAATACAAAGTTTCGGCAGTAGAGCAGTTCAATTACATCAATGTGAGGATTCAGATGCCATGGGATCATGATAAGGTCCATAAATTTAAAGAATATATGACAGCTAAAGAACTAGCAGAAATAATTTAAAGCTCTTAGGAGCTTTTTTTGTGCTGTATAATTCCCTTAGTGATATTGACTTGTAGAGAATTAGAACAAAAGTACAATTCACATCCCTATACTCTATAATATATATATTTTTATTTACAATATATTTTTAATAAAAAAAAATTTATTTTCATATTGGGGGGTGAACAGTTTTTGGGAAAAAAAAGTGTTTTTTCGTTCTAATCTTCTACAGCCCAATAACAATAGGAGTTAAGACAGCACAAATAATAGCACAAAACAGCACAAATAATTTATTTTTGCACTTTAGTATCAATTATAAATTAATTTATTACATTTGCAAACAACATAATCGCCATGATAAAAAACATTAGAGAGTATAAATCCCTGCAATTCCTCCTGGCGGTTGTGTTAAGCAGGGACTCTCACTTTTTATTTATACTATGAAAGTAACTTTTTACAAATCAATTAAGGATGTATCACCTTATCAGAATAAGGATGTAGGATTCTATCTAGATCGCATTAAGAATGGCAAGTCTGAGCAGTTATGTAAGGACCTTAGATTCTCTACTGATAAAGAGGAAAGGAAAGCCATTAAGATGCAGCTGCCTGTTGTTACCTTTGGAGGTGATTTCAGTAAGAGAAATAATGCATCTCTAAGAAAGGCATCAGGATTACTGACTTTAGACTTTGATGATGTGCAGGATATACCTGCTCTGATTGTAGAACTGAAAGCTCACAAATCTATCTTCTCCTGCTGGACCTCACCATCAGGCAATGGAGTGAAAGCTCTAGTCAAAATACCAATAGTACAGGATGACAAAGAATACAAAGAATATTTTAAGCAAATATCGGCAGTATTTAATGGAGTAGATGAATCAGGGAAAGATATTGCTAGAGCTTGCTTTGAATCTTATGATCCTGATATCTATGTTAATTTAGATGCTGAGAATTATATAATTGATTATGATGTTATCCCATTTGAGACTAGTGAGGTAGGTAGTATTACTAATATTAAGGTATTAGATACTGATGAGATAGCTAATAAGCTGATGACTTGGTTTAAAAAGAAGTATAATTCACAAAATAGAAACTCATCACTTTACAAATTAGCTGCAGCATTCAATGATTTTGGAGTGGATAAAAATACCTGTCAAGATTATTTAAAAGGATTTGAGCAGAAAGATTTTGGATCTGTAGAGATACTAGCTCTGATAAATTCTGCCTATAAAAAGACTGCTAACTTTAATACTAAGCAATTTGAGGATAAGGATAAAAAAGATAAGCTGATTAATTTTGTGCTGAGTGGTAAGTCTGATGCTGTTATCTTAGAGGAATTTAAAGAGTACAATAAAGAGAATATTGAGTCAGAGATTCAGACTATTAAGGAGGTAATAAAAGTAGATGAGTTTTGGAAATATGATTTTAAAGGTGATGTATTAATTATACCATACCGATTCAAGTTATTTTTAGAGAATCTACAGTACTATAAGTACTATCCTGTAGCTAACACTAAGACCTTTGTATTTATTACTAAGAATGAGAACTTTATTAATCATGTCTCTGAGTTTCAGATAAAGGATAGAGTGATGGAGTACCTGGTGCAATCAAATCGGATACCTGTATTTGATGCTGTAGCTGAGAAGTCTAAACTATTTACTCCTCAATATCTTAGCATGATAGATACTGCTAATGTAGAGATGGAAAGGGATGGGATAGACTATGGTATGATTTACTATAAGAATGCAGCTGTCAAAGTATTTGCTAAGCACCATGAGATATATGAATACTCAGAGCTAAAGGGATATGTATGGGGTAATCAGATAATAGAAAGAGATTTAATAGATGCTGATCACCATGAGTCAATGTTCAGAAGTTTCATTTGGTTTATCTCAGGGCAGGAGGTAGAGAGATATGATACTATGAAGAGCGTGATAGGCTATATGCTACATTCTTATAAGACATCTGCTAACAACAAAGCAATCATTTTAAATGATGAAACTATCAGTGACAATCCTAATGGAGGTAGTGGTAAAGGGATTCTGATTAATGCTATTGGATACATGAAAAAAGTTAGCACCATTGATGGAAAGACCTTTGACTCAAATAAATCATTTCCCTATCAGACTGTATCTTCTGACTGCCAGGTCCTGGCATTTGATGATGTAAGAAAGAACTTTAACTTTGAGAGCTTATTTAGTATAATCACTGAGGGGCTTACTATTGAATACAAAGGTAGAGATGCAATTAAACTACCTGTAAAAGACTCACCTAAAGTACTTATCTCTACTAACTACACTATCAAAGCAGATGGTGGCTCTTTCAAGCGTAGGATGTTTGAGGTGGAGCTAAGTAGTTACTTTGGTACTCATCATACTCCATTTGATGAATTTGGATATATGCTATTTGAGGATTGGAATGAGCAGGAATGGGCGAGGTTTGACCATTACATGATTAACTGCTTGAATTATTATCTAGAGAATGGTCTAGTAGAATCTGAGGCTAAGAATCTAGAGCTAAGAAAGTTTATCAATGAGACATCTCAGGACTTTATTGAATGGGTAGATAATAAGAATTTAGGATTTGACCAAAGATTGAATAAGGTGTCCATGTTTGAGAACTTTATAGCAGAGTACACTGATCAAAAGAAGTACCTTACTAACAGAACATTCAATAAATGGTGTAAGAAGTATGCAGAATATAATGGTAAGGAGTATGTAGATGGATCTAGCAATGGAGCTAGATGGTTTGAGATTAAGTCACAAAGAGATCCTGATGTATGGGATAGTATAAATTATAATTGATAGATATGAAAATTAAAGAAGAGTTTAAAAAATTAATTCCTGCACTTAGTGTAGAAGAGTATAAGCAACTAGAGGAGAACTGCTTAGCTGAGGGTATAAGAGAATCTATTATTACCTGGAATGGCTACATCATTGATGGTCACAATAGGTATGAGATAGCTACAAAGCATGATCTTAAATATGAAAGTATTGATAAGAACTTTGATAGTGAGGAGGATGTTAAGGAGTGGATGATCTGCAATCAGTTTGGTAGGAGAAACTTAAGCA